TCATTGATCAGCAGATAACGACCAAGATGATGCGGTTCAACGAACGGGTGTCTCGTATTGAAAATTGACGTCGCCGCCGAGGAGCCATTTGCTTTTATCCTCGCCGCTGTACTTCCGCGTGCAGCCCTCGAAATCAGGGGTCTTCATCGCTTGAGGCACGAAGGCGTTGTCAAAGAACTGGCAGCGATTGTTTGGCTGCAACGCAAACTGCACGTTGTCTAGGCGGATAACGTTGTAGCTTTTATGCTCGTCTGGAGTTTGCGTAAAGGTGAAGTCGGGTATCCGCGGATCCGGTTGAGCGCCGTCCAGGGTGAACATGTAAATCCCCTCTCGGGTAATCCGGTCCTTGCAGAATACGCTGGCTTTGAGACCAGCGAGCAGGGGTTTCTCAATCACCTCGATGTGGTAGCCCAGGCAGTCCCAGATCTGCAGCACGTCCAAGGGCTGGTCATCCTCGATCGATTCTTTCCACGCGAAAGCGCTGATCGGCAGCTTGTCGTACAGGGCGCCGTACTCGGGCAGGTAGGTTTCAAAACGGAAAGCCTCGCCCCTGATTGACTTCACGCTACACCAGATTCCTTCCACGTACTGCCCGTGGCCACGTTTGTGGTCCTGCAGATACTCCGCGCGAACGAATACTTTGATGGGCGGCAGGGGGCACACGAAGCTCATCGTTGTTGTTCCATCCATTTCTCCACGTCGCTAAGACGCCACAGCAGCCTGTTAGATCCTGGCCGCCTGAAGCGGGGTGGCAGCTTCTCAGGTGCCCGACGGCAGTCTGCTTTCACCGTCTCAGGTGACAGGCGAAGCAGCTCTGCGATGTCTTTCGGTGTAAGCAATTTCTCAGCCATTTTCTCCTCCGTTAAACTGCAGTTCCAACTGCCTGGAATCTTCTTTCAGCGCGCGTTGTTCTTGGAGTATCGCCATCGCGATGTACACGATCGCGCCCAGGGCCTCTTGCACAAACGCGTCACCCTTGCGCGTGGACGCGGCCTCTTCCAGCTTCTTCGCGGCCTGCCCGGTGAGGAATCCTCGGCCGTGCATCTTGCCGTAGTGAACCCAGGGCTGTTCCAGGAAAGGGGTAGTGTCTCCTCCGTGCCGCTCGCCTTTGCCCTTGGTGGCCTGCAGGATGGCCTGGTCGAACACCTGCTGCAATGTATGCGTCATTCGATCTCCTTCATGTAGTATTTGGTCGTGAAACCGTCAGCCTTCAGAGGCAGCCCTGGCGCCCAACTGATCGGCCTGCCCATGATATTCTCCATCTCGCTCAGCCGGTCTTGCGATTCTTCAGTCACGTCTTCGTCGTGCACTGTGAATGTCTGACTGAAACCCGCTGCATCGAGCGCAAGCATTGATTCAGCCAAGCAGTCGCGTGCGATAGCCTGAACCAAGTTCTCCACCGCGCGGCCGCCGAAGGTTCCCATCCGGCACCAGCGCTTGGTCTTCTGGTCCACGCCTTCGTAGGTCACAGACCCGGCCCTGGCGATCGGCATTCTGCCACCATTTGCAAGGTCTTGCCACACATCTTCCGGCTCAAGTCGTGCTTTTGCGTAGAAAAGTCGTCGTCCGCTGGGCAGGGTGACCATCAGGTAATCATTTTCAAAGGTGTAGGTGATCTTGCTGCGGCCGCCGGCAATCTTCAGTTCGACGGCGCCCTTGTTTCTGATGGCCTCCTTCATGGCGGTTTCCACCGAATACCACAGCTTGACGATCTCAGGATTGGCTGTGCGCCAGGCGCTGACGATCGGCGGCAATTCTTTTTCCTCCAGCCCCATGTCCAGCGCGCCCATGTTGATCATGGCATTCACGCCGCCCTGGAAGCCGAGAGCCAGCTCACTGATCTTGCCCTTCTGCCGGTAGGGGCTCTTCTTCGTGACGCTGCCTGGGGGCAGCTTGAACATCTGCTCTGCCGAGGCCTCGTATATCTTGCCGTGCGTCTTGAACACGTCCATGCGCCAGGTGCACCACGCCATCCATGCGATCACCCTGGCCTCGATAGCGCTGAAGTCACTGATAACGAAACGGGCGCCTTCTCGTGGCACCATCGCCGTGCGGATCAGCTGAGACAATACGTCTGGCACGGAGCCGAACAGGATCTCGATGGTCTCGATGTCCCTGGCTTTCACCAGCTGCCTGGCCAGGTCCAGATCCTTCAGGTGGTTCTGCGGTAGATTCTGCAGCTGCACAATGCGCCCGGCCCAGCGGCCAGTTCTGTTGGCCCCGTAGAATTGCGTGACGCCGCGAAGGCGACTGTCCCTGCACACACTGCGCTGCATGGCCTGGTATTTCTTCACGGACGCTTTGGAGAGTTCCTGGCGCAAGTTCAGCACGCGCCTCACCGTTTCGCTGTCAGCCCGCTCAAGTAGCTTCGGGATGGTTTTCTTCCGCAGATCTGTCACCTCTTCTTCCGTCTCCTCTTCCAGCCACTTGGACAGCTGAGCCACGCTGTTGGGGTTGGACAGACCGGTGAGTGTGATTGCCTCTTTCAAGAACCTGTCCTTGACGATAGCGTCGCAGTGGATCGCAGCCTCTACCAGTTCCAGGTCCAGGCCTACCCCACGGCGGAACATGTGTTGATCCAGCACCCACAACCGCCATTCCTTTTCAGGTACTCGGTACCGGGCCAGCTGTGAGGCGACATAGCGCTCGCACTCGACGTCCATGCCGCAGTATTGTTTGAACTGTTCCCACTTCTCAGGCTCGTGGTGCGGCAGATTGCGAATGCGGCCGTCGTTCTTCTTTGTCGGTCGGCAGGGGAGGCAGAACATTCGGATCAGGCTGTACCCGGCTCTCTGTTTGCGGTACTGCTGCGGCACATCCATCACGGTGCACACGCCGTCCAGGTCGTTTGGCAGACCCAGGTACAGAGCGTGGACACTCGTGCATTCCCACTGCTCGGGAGGCAGAACCTCGTTGAGGTACTCCTGCAGACACGTCAGTTCAAACTGCGCGTTGAATGCTTTCTTGCGCACCCTGTGGTCAAACAGCGCAGACAGTATCTCTGCGGGTATAGCTTCTCCCCTGGCGAGATCCACTACTCGACGCGGGGCGTCGTCAACGGCATAGCCAAATAACAAAATTTCAAAGTCGGAAGATTCTGCGTAACGCGCCACGCCGCATGCTTTCAAGTCGACGCTGCTGTACGTCTCAATGTCTATGTGAAGTCTTTTCATACCAATATCGCTGGGGTGGCGTTTCCGGCCCACAGGCAGTTTACGTTGAAGTCAAAATATTCTTCGGCGTCTTCAAGCGACATGTCGTTCATCGCCATCAACAACTCAATACACTTATGCCTGGAGTACACAAAAAACGCTTGCCCTCCGCCACGGGTGGCGATACCAAGGATTGCGTCGTCAAGGCCATCGAATGTTATTAGATCTTCTTCTTCCATACTGTTCACTCGTCTTTGTAAAAAATGTGATTGTCTATTTTTGCAGTGCGCTGTAAGTCTGACGCCCACCACGGCGTTACCTTCGTTGCATGATAGTGCGTGGCCCCACCAGTCGGGTCAACCATTATGTTGCCTGCGGTCAGCATCGTGATCACCAGTGCTCTCGTGTAGGCGACGTTGTCATGAATGTCTTCGCGCTTACCGTCGCACATGTACGAAAACTGACACTGGCGATCGTCGTGCTCATGCACCACGTCGCACGCATTATCTGGGTACCGCCTCGATTCGACTCTGTTGTGGACTACCCAGGCTACTGCGGCTTGGCCTTCTATCGGCTCGCCACGCGCTTCAAAATAGACAGCTGTCGCGATGCAGATAAGCGCCTCAATCATCGTCGTCCAACACTCTGCTGTTATTTTTGGTTTTTGTGCTGGTGCTGAACAAGCCGTTGTTCGATCTAGGTTGCGGATGTTCCGCGTTGTTAATTTTAAAATTCAACAGCCCGTTGCCGCCGATACCGGAAATGCCGTGGGTGACTTCGACGACGGTACCGCCCTTGCGCAAGAACTCTTCCGTTTGACGGGCGATGTCGCGTCTAAGCGCTTCACGATCTTCTTTGCTCATGAAAACCATTAATGGATCGCCTCTGCTGCATCGATCATAGCCGACGACTCGATCATTTGATTCCACAGGGCGCGAATCTCGGTGATCCCTGCGTCGTTAGCAATGCCGCGTGCTGCTGCAAGCTCGAACATCATGATCGCCAGGGCACCGGTAAGCGAAGTCGGCCTGAATCGCATATCACAACAAAATTGGCACAGCGCCAGGTAGGTGGCTTCGAGGTCTGCTGCTTGTTCGTTTATATCAGTCATCGCCGGTCTCCTTTGAAGTGTCTTGCTCATGGCAGGCTTTATCGTGCGCGCAGCTTAAGCACAGCACGCCTTCGGTATACACGGGGTTGCGGCAGACTGGGTTCTTATTCTCTGTACCCCAGGTGCCTTCTTCGCATTTGCAGTTCATTTTTTCGGTGCCTTTTTAGTAGCTGTTTCTAGTTTGGTCAGTGCTTTCTGCGTCTTGCGCAACTCTTCACGAAGAATAGTCTGCTCCCGGCGTAACGTGTCTATTTCGAGCTTTGCGCGGTTCAGTGTCTTCCACGGATGAAGTATCTCGGTCCAGTTCATTTCTCTTCCCCCATCGCTCCCATCACCGCCTCAAGTATCGCGCTGTCTTTATCAGTCCACGCGTACTTCTCTTCAATCAGCAGCAGCACTGTGTGCAGTGACTTGTACAGGTCTTTTTTGCCTGCCTTGTCCCAGTGCCGTGTGATGTACTTGATAGCCGTGTGCTGGCACGCGTCCAACTCGTTCGCCATGCTGTACTGCATAGGCTGAATCTTCATCTTCTTGTAGTGGCCACCGCCCACTTGCTTGTCATATGCTTTCATTAGTAGTCCGCCTCTTTTATAAAAATACCGTTATGGTTCATCACCCCCCACCCTCCTTCCACCAAGGGCAAGCCCACGTCATTGCGGTTGATCCAACAGTGAATATAAAGCAGATCGCCAAGGACTCCCCCCGCTGCGTAAGGTCAGTGCCTGCCAGCCAGAATGTAAACGGCCAGAATGCTGCTGTCAGTAGTG